TCATTGCGGCATTAGTAAACAATTTCTACAATCATTCTCAATTACCTAATAAATTAGAAACCTATAGTATTGGCCTGCACGGCTCAGAGGATTTAAAATATGCGCGCATTGTAGCCGATTATTTGGACACCAATCATACCGAAATTGTAGTTACCGAGCAAGAAATGTTTGAAGCGATTCCAGAAGTAATCCGAGCCATCGAGAGCTACGACACCACCACGGTTAGAGCAAGTATTGGAAATTATTTACTGGGCAAATATATTGCCGCGAACTCACATGCCAAAGTCATTTTTAATGGTGACGGATCGGATGAACTTTTAGGCGGTTATTTGTATATGAACAAATGTCCAGATGACATTGAATTTGATAAGGAAACACGTCGCTTGTTGCATGATATTCACCTGTTCGATGTTTTACGCTCGGATAAATCCATTTCATCCCACGGACTAGAGCCGCGTACACCCTTTTTGGACCGCAGTTTTGTAAACTTCGTGCTTTCCATCCCGCCTTATTTTAGAAATCATAAGAATATGAAAGCTATCAACGACACCTATAATATGTTTGATGACGAAGTTAGTGATTACACTTCTATTGAAAAATTTGTTTTAAGATATAGTTTTTCGCATGCCAAATTTGTTGACTATAGCGGAAAACAAATATTACCATCGGAAATTTTATGGAGAAAAAAGGAGGCGTTTAGCGATGGTGTCAGCTGTAGAGGTCGTTCATTATATCAAATTTTACAAGAATATATTGCGCAGCATATGAACATGGAAGAAAAAACAGATACCTATCAACCCAGCATTGAAACCGAAAAACGCTATTATAAAAATATTTTTGACGCTGCGTATCCAAATGCAGCCCATATTTTACCGTATTTTTGGATGCCAAAATATACCGATGCGCAGGACCCTAGCGCACGAACATTAACATTTTACGATACAGAAGTGTAAAATAGTATACCAAGTATACCAAATGCGAACCCAAATAAAAATATCATAACTATATATATGATATTTTTACACAAATTAAATGAGTTTCAAGAAAGAATATTTGATATTTTTATTACGATTTCATATATTTTAATTTTTGCGTCTTTCTTTGGATTCTCTAGTTCCGCTCCCCAATATTTAGATAACTTGGATTACTATGTTAGAATATATATTTGTTTATTTTTATTGTGGCGGTTCAATCCTTTCCGAAAAATAGAGAATTTTACGAATTTAGATAGAAAGATTGTATTTAGTGCTGGGTTGTTTATCTTAACCACGACCGCATTAAATGATTATGTAATGAGTGTCAAAGAAAAAGTAAAGAAAACTTTTCAAGACATAAGAGAACACTTTTCGACCAAATAACAATAGACGACGATAACGACTACGATTCCTTGCTTTACTCATATTTTCGAGAAGTTTTCCTTTTCATGCCGCGTTTCGGTTTGTTTTTTTGCGTTTTAGACTTTCTGGTTTTGTTAAAAAAATGGTGTAAATGCGCTATAATTTGCTTACCCAAAATTTTATCGATTTCATATTCATTCAAATCTTTATTTATATATTCATATTCATAAAGTTTTATGTGCTCCAGCATTTTTTCTTCAAAATCCGCATGTATAGCAGGTTCATCTAATATTTTCTGTCCTACAGCGCTTTCTTTAAATTTTTGTATCATATCTTCCATTTTCAGGTCATAATAATATGGTTTCACGTTTATATAGTAGATATTATCATTTGCCATTTCAGGGTAAAAAGTGTCGTCTAAAAAACAGATTTCGGCGGTGGCAGGTATTTTGGTACATTTTATTAAATCCTTATGTGTTTTCGTGTGCGTGGTTCTGCATATTTCCACCGTTTTACCGTTTACTTTGAAAGCCGCGATTAACTGGTCTATTAATTTATAATTTATTTTTTTTTCGAAATATTTTATAATATGTTGAGACCATTCACGCGGACCACTATTGTTGGTGTATATCATCATTTTATGACAACAATTCGACTGTTTTTTCCCTTTTAAATACGTTAATATGTTTATTATATTGGGGCGTAAAAATTCAGGGTATAAATCTAATATGTCGTCAAAATCGTTTTGTGTTAAAGGCGGTTTGTCTTTCTTTTTTAAATAATGGGTCAGACTATCCCAAAATATACCATATTCGGTAAAATAGCCTAGCGTTTCGTCTAAATCAAATACTACAATTTTCATTCCTAATATATGCCGAGTTTTTAGATTTTGCCATTTTTCTTATTTTTCTTTTTCTTTTTCTTTTTTATTTTTTCTCATTTTTATTGTCCAAGGTATTTTATTGTCCAATATATTTTTATTTTTTATTGGTAAAAATACCTAAAAAGAACACCCTAATATTATATATAATATGTTTTCTAAACGATTATTACAATTATCATCTGGTATAGCAACCAGACCTTTTTCCAATGTCTCATTCGCCAATTCTACTGCAAGTAGTGTGTTCAAAAAATCGTGTTATTATAAAGTTGATTTCAAAATCAACGAGGAACAACCATTGAAGGAGGCGATTACACGCTTTACCGTTTTTAATGTGGGCTGTTTAGCCGTTACAGATAAAAACGAATCTTTAGTGGGCGTCTTATCACAACGTGATTATATCAATAAAGTCGCCGCACACAACAAGAGTCATGACAACTTAAAAGTGAAGGATATTTGCACCTATGGAAATAACGTAATTGTTGCTAAAAAAGACGACTCTTTAGAATCATGTATGAACAAAATGACATTTAAAAATATTCATCATTTGTTGATTGTTGACGAGAAAAACCCTAAATTTATTGGTATGATTTCAATGAAGGATGTGATTAAGGATATTATGAAGGATAAAGAGGAGGTCATTACACGTCTTACTGATTTCAATATTGGTAGGGGTGCATTTTTTGGAAGCGAATAAAGCGAATAAAGCAAAAGAAGCAAATAAATCGAAAAAATAAAATATTCACTACTATTAGTAAAACCCCACCAACAAAATATGATTGAACTCTCCAATAATGATTATAAAAAAATTTTAGACTACTATAAAACTCCTATACCACATTCGAAACGTCTACTTAAAATGGACGCGGAACAATTATTGGCTACCAAATTATGTCGTTGTATAAAAAAAGTGGATAAACTACATGAAGCCCGTTCTATTGGAATATGCACCAAAACAATCATAAACAGTAAGGGGTTTACACGTGGTAAATTCAATTGTAAAGGTAAAGGGACTATAAAATTAAAGAAGAAAACTAGGAAAAATCGTACACGTAGAAGCAGAGGCTAACCTATGTGAAAAATAGAAAAAGTATATATTCGTATGTATATACTTTTTCCAATTAGAGCCACGTATTATTATTCGTCAAATATACAAGGGTTCTCTGATAACCATTGCCAATCTAATTTGTCAAATTGATTTTCTATATTTTCTTCCAAATAGAATGCCGCATTTGGATTTTTACATAACCACCTCCAGTCTATTTTTTCGCGGTATTGTTCTAATATATCAATAGCATTTGGATTTGCCGATAAATAAGACCAATCTATTTCTATCGTATTTTCCGCCAACAAATGTATTGCATTTGGGTTCTTACATAATTGCCGCCAATCTACTTTGTCCAGGTTTTCTTCGATTACATCTATGGCTCTAGGGTTTTGTGATGCATTAGTCCAATAGATTTTTTTTGGATTTTCTCGTAATAATTTTATAGCTCTTTTGCTGGTATTTTTAGATAATGCAGTCCAAACTATTTTATCATGGTTCTTCTTTAATAATTTAATTGCTTTAGGGTTTTCTGATAAGGACTCCCAACTTATTACGTTATCAGGCCGTAAATTTTTTAAATATTCGCTTTCATAATCATAATCGTCTTGGTTTGGGTGATAAGGCGGTTCTTGAAATGCCCAATAAGTATATACAGGGTTTTCTTTCAGAAAATCTATTGCATACGGATTTTTTGATAGATTTTTCCAACTTAATACCATATCATATGGAATTCTACGGCCTTTTTCTTGCCAAAGTTTTAAATAATATGCGTGGTGGTTTTCTATTAATTCGATCGCTTCAGGGTGTGGATTTAAACATATATTTTTCCAATCTATACAGTGTTTGTTTTCTTTTAAAATTTCTATTGCATTTGGGTTTTTTGATAAATTGGACCAATCAATCATATGTTTATTTTCTTTTAAATAATTTATTAGGTTTGGATTTGGATTGGTTGCCAAAAAGCGGGGTACAAGGTGGTCTTCATAAAGGTTTATCCAGGAGGCGAGTGACATTTTATAGTAATAGTATTTGAGGTTCATTTTATTTATAGACATAAATTACACTCAATTTTATTTGTTTTTTATTTGTTTTATTTGTTTTTTATTTGTTTTTATTTGTTTTTTGTTTGTTTTGTTTGTTTCTATTTTAGATTTATTTTATGTACAATGTATATGACGAAACAATACGACATTATTATTATTGGAAGTGGAATGGCCGGGTTATATAGCGCTTATAATATACAAAAAATCGCTCCAGAAACCACCTTCTTAATTCTAGAAAAACATAAACGACAATGGATAGGCGGACGCACCAGTAATGAAACCTTTTATGGCACCGAAGTCGTTACCGGCGCGGGAATCGGGCGGCAAGATACCAATCCTCTTTTGATTCGACTGATGAATGAAATCGGCGTCAAATACAACAAATTCGACTCCATTATGAATTATTCGCCACTCTTTAGCCCTCTTGACATTGTTACCTTTGTCAATAAATTAAAAACCGCGTTAAAATCCCACCCGGAGTTGAAAGGGAAAACATTTCGAGATGCCTTTATTCAAATATTCGGAGAGAAGTTGTATAAACAATTTGCCATTTCTGCGGGATATACTGATTATGAAAAAGCGGACTTGGTTGAAACCCTTTATAATTACGGTATGGATGACAATAAAGGTGGGTGGACGGGCCTTCATATACCCTGGAAAGAGATGGTAGAAAACTTATACAATAAAATTGGCAAACATCATTTCAAATTTTCGAGTGATGTAATTGCATTGAAAAAGCTCCAAGAGAAGCCCTGTTTGTTCGAAATTAGCGTGGCCAACGGCACGAAATATTATTCGAATAAAGTGATTTTAGCCACCACGATAAGTGGTATTAAAAAATTGGTGCCAGGAGCGAATGATAAAAATAGCTTGTATCAAGAAATACACGGACAACCTTTTTTGCGTTTGTATGGCAAATTCAATAAAAAATCCGCCGAAATCATGAAAAAGGCGGTGCCGAATTATACCATTGTGCCTGGTCCGCTGCAAAAAATAATTCCCATGAATGCCGCCAAAGGTGTTTATATGATTGCCTATAGTGATAACGCAAATGCGGTGATGCTGAAGAAATATTTGGAAAATACTGCCGAAAACCGCGACCTATATTGTAACTTACTTGAACAATCGCTCGGAATCCCCAAAGGGACACTGCAATTGACGGCCATTAAGGACTATTATTGGCCCATTGGCACGCATTATTACGAACCATTGCGACCCACAAATCAATCTTCTAATAGAATTACAACTAGAGATGCATTTGTCAAGGCCGTCCAACATCCAGAAAAGGGACTCTTGGTGGTGGGAGAGGTGGTCAGTAGATACCAAGGATGGACCGAAGGGGCGCTAGAGAGTGTAAAGGCCGTTTTGACGAAGACTTGGATTACCAACCAATGCGAATAGACTACATGCTACACAGTGTTTGTTCATTCTAATAAAGCAAATAATAACCGTGATAACCAATAGAGGCAAATCCCAACATTAGCAATAATTCAAAGTATAATCTAGCGGTTTTTTCACCGTGATAACCAATGTATATCAACAAGGGACCGATAATGAAAATATGTAGCAAATTCACCCAATAACCCTTTCCAGCCGTCATATACGTATATGCTTTATATATGTGATAACACACAATGACCACGCCCAGGCCCATTAATAGTGGAAACATTTGCTTCCACACTTTCTCTCGATGTATTCCTACATAAAGAAATAAACTACCGACAATGAACATATGGAATAAGTGAACCAAAGTACTATTCATATATACATACCTTAGATTTTTTTCTGTTTGTATTGTATAATATAACACATGGAATCGAATCGTTTCAATTATGAAAATACCGAAGTCAAACAACAAATGGGCGGTAGTAAAGTGGTGCGTAAAGTTTCCATTAAAAACGGCAAAGGCTACAAAAGTGTAACAAAATATCACAAGGGCAAAAAAGTCGGCACCATGAAGAAACCCGTCCATAAATCACATATTCAGCTAATTCAGTTGGGCACCTTTATCCCTGGATTATTCGCCGATTGTAAATGCAATAAGAAAACTAGGAAATCTAGGAAATAAACCAAGCGTCGCTCTAAAATATATAGTTGTATAAAAATATAAAACTATTTTCTTATTATAATTAGTATGTATCATAATAATTATATTTTTGTAAAAACTAGCAGGGAGACAAAAACGCCCCGAAACGCGGAAGAATCGTTCTATTACTTCCTTCAAAACAGCAAAATTCGGTTTGTAAGTTATAATTCAGACGACAAGATTTTTTCATTTCATTGTATATTCAATAAAGATGAAAACCGCTCGCCCTATTTTTATTTACACTCTAACGGTGAGACGAATAATGTCAAAATGATAACGATTCATATTTCGTTTACCTGTGAAAAAAAACAAACCGCACTAAGCTTTAGAGACAAATATAAAAATGACACCGCTCTATATAATCAGGAACAATTTACCCATTATATCAGCCCTTATGATTTTTTCAAAGAAAATTGCCGGCAATGTGAAATATCTGAAACATGTCTTCTACATCTAAATCGTAATAGCCCTATATTATTGTTTTCTAAATTATACGACAATAAAGCATCCAATTATAAAATGCTATATAAAACGTTGTGTAAAAATAGCAACAAAAAAAACAGGCGCTACATTGTAGATTTATTTAAGCCTTTTCACGCCATAGATAACAAGTTTTTACAGTATAAATATTACTTTTCTGTTCGAGCACTAGAATATATAAGCAATGATTATGTGAATTGTTTTGACGTAATCACTCCCATCATCGATGAAATACATGCGTTTTCATGCAAAATAGATTATGAGCGTATTCAGAAGTCCAATAATGACACCAATAATAAGACCAATAATGACACCAATAATAAGACCAAAGAACTTCCTATTTATCATCAAACCGACTTTGCAAACTTTTCAGAACGACTGAAATGGATATATAATATTGCCAGATATGAGATTATAATCATCGCACTAACTACCGGTTATAGCCACGGTAATTATCATATGGAAAATTTATTATTATACGAAGATTTACAATCGATTATTTTTACTCGCTTTGATTGCGTAAAACACATTCCAGTCAACCATTATACGAATTTGCAAAACAAATGGCGTTATTTGGAAGAACATAATTTTACAACGAATAGTGGCGTGTCATCGCTACGGTTACTGAAAGAAATTGTAACATATATTTATGATACACATTTTCAAGACACCGATGAGAATAGTAGACACTACCAATGGTTAAAAACAATGGATGAAGATGATGTTGCTATGATTGGGAATTTACATAAATTTCGTAAAATGTTACATATGGGGTCTAATGCTGCTATTTTTGATATGTATTTGAATACCAGACGTTCAGAATATCTCTACAATAGCACCTTAGAAATCGACACAAAGGTTTCAAATATTTACACCTATTGTAGGTCGAAACTGACTAGTTTATTTGGCTAAATGGTCTAATGCGGACAACAGCACTTGTTCTTGTTCGGTGAGGCGTTGGAATATAAGGTTTTTGTCCATCGAAATACGAAAATGCCGGTTAGAAAATCCAAAATTTTTGCAAATACAAAATACCCCATTATCAGTGATTTTCATTTCACAAAATAAGGCGCCTTTGGAGAGCTGAATTTTGGTAGGGTCTTCGATTGGAATCCATCGAATGTAAGCGCCGTATTTCAATTCATTCATTTCGTCAACGTATTTGTAATCGGCTAATTTATCTAGTAATTTTAGGGTTTCTTCTTTTGGCAAGTGTAGTTCTTTCAAAATGTTCAAATTCATTTCTTTAATTTTGTCGGTGGTAAAGTTTAAAAGAGTTTCGTTTGTTTCATCGTCTAATGCTTTTAATAATTTTTGAATGTCCATCTTGAGAATACTATATATAAATATAGATGTAATTTTATATTTATACTGATTTTAGTCAACCTATACTTTTAGAAAAAGTATAACAAAAAATTTTGACTTTTACTTCGTTACAACCTTCAGCGAAGTTTTGGCTCTTACTTCGTTACAACCTTTTCTAAAGGTGGAAGTGGCTTTGACTCTTACTTCGTTACAACCTTCAGCGAAGTTTTGGCTCTTACTTCGTTACAACATTCAGCGAAGCACCCTTGGTTTCTAAAGGTGGAAATGGATTTTGCGCCACTTTTCCCAAAAGTGGCAGTGGATTACCACGCGCTACCAAAAGCACCACCTCCTAACACGGAATTTGCCGCCATAGGTTCGCCAAATCCTTCGATTGGCTGTGCGGTTGGACTGGCGGCACCAACTAATGGTGTAGTATCCTGTCTATACATGGCGTTATAATTGGGTAATTGTTCTGGTTGCATAGTATTTTGGGAATCACTAGGGAGAGAGCTAATCGCGGTTCCATCGGTGTATAATGATTGGGTCATTGCGGCATTATTCATTTGTTGACCGGTAATTTGTCCAGAAATGGGCTGCGACACTTTTACCGTGTTTTTCCCCTTTTTCTTTTTATCACTTTTACCATCCCATAACTCCATCACACGGTCTACTAAAATACCTACTTTTTCGCCTAATTTGGTCTGTAGACTCATCGCAATCATCAATATTGCTAAAACAATATAAATAATGTGGAATTCTGGGTATTTTGCTCCACTATAGGTTGGAATAAAGGTAATGATTCGATGAATGATTAATAGTCCCATGAAGGTCACGATAACTTGTATCATTATTTCGGCACTTATTTCTAAACTTCCCTTTTTGTCGTCGGATTCAGGGACGTATTTTCCTATACTTTTATTTAAAACGACTACTGGAATCATCGCGATTAAAGCATATTGAATTATATTTAATATGTCGGATTTTGAATCATCGTCAAAATTAAAAACATGCTTAAAGAAACTTTTATTTGAATCATCTGAACTATCCATATATCCTTATATAGGGTATAATTAGAAATTAATAATTTACAAATTTTGTTTATCAATTTTGTTCCTCATTTTTGTTTATAAAAAAGGGGGAAACAATTTAAAAAGTATTCGCTAAATAATTACACATAGAATATGGCTCAAATAGATATAGACAAAATAGAGAGAAAGATTCATCACGAAGAATATCAATATTTAGATTTGATTCGTGACATCATGGAAAACGGCTCTTGGGAAGACGGGCGAAATGGTAAGACCAAGAGTATTTTTGGAAACATGATGCGTTTTTCTCTAAAGGATGGAAAAATACCTATTTTAACGACCAAAAAAACCGCTTGGAAGACTTGCCTAAAAGAGCTATTATGGTTTATAAGAGGTAAGACAAATAATAATATTTTGAAGGAACAAGGTGTTCATATTTGGGACGCGAATGCAGCGCCCACCTATTTAGCATCACGTGGCCTGGAGCATTATTCGGATGGCGAATTAGGACCTATTTATGGTCATCAATGGAGACACTTTAACGCTAAATGGGAAGGCGATGAAGATTATAGCGGTGAAGGGCTCGACCAATTACAGAATATTATTGATGCGTTAAAAGACCCCGCGCAACGGACAAGTAGGCGCTTACTAATGACGGCGTGGAATCCTTGCCAATTGGACGAAATGGCGCTCCCACCGTGCCATATTTTATGTCAATTTAATGTGCATAATGGTAATAAACTGAGCTGTGCTCTTTATCAGCGCAGCGCGGACGTATTTTTAGGAATGCCCTTCAATATAGCGTCTTATTCATTCCTTACTCATTTGTTGGCCACCCACTGTGGATTAGAAGCGCACGAATTCGTCTATTTTATCGGGAATTGTCATATATACGAAAATGCAATTGATGCTTGTAAATTACAGATTACACGAGAGCCATATCCGTTCCCAACAGTGTCCATAAAAGAAGTGAAAGATAACATAAATCATTACCAAGTGGTAGATTTTGAAATACACAATTACAAATCGCATGAAGCAATTAAGGTTGAGATGGTGGCCTAATTCCACCTTTGAAAAAGGTGGAGCCAAATCCACTTTTGGAAAAAGTTATAACGAAGTAAGAGCAAAAACCTCTTTTGGGAAAAGTTATAACGAAGTAATTGCAAAATCCTATATCCACTTTTAGAAAAAGTTATAACGAAGTAAGAACCAAAACATAGTTAGAAAGGTTATAACTAACCCTACATTAGCGAAGTGTTGATACAATGATTTTTTTCGTAAAATATTCTTTCTAGTATTATATTATAATCATGACAGTTACATATAGTAACATTACATACACTTTGCAAAGTGGAACCCCTTATACCGCGTGGGTTACAGGAAATACTTTAAACCAGCTGCAAAACGCTACCAATGTAATCATACCAGAAACAATTACGAGTGGCTCAAATACATATACAGTTACATTTATTGGAAATAACGCGTTTAAAAATAGTAGTAAATTAGCATCCATCTCTATTCCAGATTCCATCATTCGTGTTTTATCGTCAGCGTTTGAAAATTGTTCACAATTAACAGCCGTCAGCATAGGAAATACATGCAATTCTATTCTTGGATTTGCGTTTAATAATTGCCCACAATTGTCAACTGTGACAATTGGCGCTGGACTTACAGACATTGGGAGCTATGCATTTGCGAATTGTCAATCTCTTACTAGTATGTATTTCTTGGGCGATAAACCTAGTAACCAAACTGCGGTAGTTGACAATACCGACAATGTGAAAATATATTATGCTGCTAGTAGGTCTAGTTGGTCTTCAACCTTTATAAATCGATCTGCTTATCCTATTCCTACTATTAACAGTGTCAGTAGTTCAGGTGCATCAATTAGTGCTAGTTCCGCTTTATCAAGTGTGTATGTGTATACCTCTGCCGATAGTGGTGTTACATGGACCACCAATAGTGTTACAATGTCAGGGGGGTCTGGGACATTCAATTCATCCTTATCAGAAGGAACATTGGTATCTACGATAGCAAACTTTTATGACGCTACTACTTATGCGGATTATAGTAAAACGGTTCTAAAGTCATTTTCATTTCAATTTGATTGTACTAATACGGTGGATAGTTCTATAATATCCACATATTTACCTATTGACAATACAAATAATAGTATTACAATTGCTAATATTAATGTTACGTCGAATGCAAATACATATACAGTGACAATTTATTATTCGTACGATATCCCCATAAGTCCAGACGGTTTAAATTTCAAGGTAACTACCGAAGTGTTTGATTATTATAACAATACATCCAATGCGTCAGGCGTAAGTAATTTACAAATTCTAGATTTGAACACGATTCCACTATCACCAAATGGAGACCAATTTGCGAATTTGTCAACATTAACCAGTTTCAATAGCGGAGCTGCTACACCCTATTTGTATGAAAATACTAATTTTAATGGTATGTTTACTTACTGTACTGCGTTACAAAGTGTCATTTTTGATTCCAACTTTAACACATTGAATGTTGTGAGTATGGAATATATGTTTAATGAATGCCACTCTTTAGAAAGTATCGTTTTTGGTTCCAACTTTACCACATCGAATGTTACGACTATGGGTTATATGTTTAACGATTGTTATCTATTAAATGCGTTAGATTTATCCACATTTGATACGTCCAATGTGACGAGTATGTTGGCAATGTTTGGCGGATGTTTTGCACTATCTTCAATAGATCTAACATCTTTTAATACAGTGAATGTTACGAATATGTTGTATTTGTTTGCGATGACAGACGCGAATGGTGATGCATTAGGTTCTAATTTAACAACTATCACATTTGGACCCAATTTTACTACCGCAAATGTCGAAAATATGGGTTATATGTTCAGTAATGCTAATTCATTGACATCATTAATAACGGTTGATTCAGCTGGTACTAGTGTATCCGGAATTGAAAATTGGGATACTTCAAAGGTTACAAATATGAATGGTATGTTCGAATATACATCGTCGCTTACCGACGTTGGTAATTTATACGACAATTGGGTCGTCACAGATGTAATTGCGAATAATAATTATAATGGTTTTTCTACAAATTCTGCTTTAAGTTCTATGAGTATTCCAAATTTTACTCCAACCCCAAATCCAGGTACAACACCATCCAGTAACGTTTGTTTCCCAGCCAAGACACCTATAATGACGAACCAAGGACCCATCAATATCGAGGACATCAACCCTAAAATTCATACCATTCGCAACAAGAAAATCGTGGCCATTACCAAGACCGTTGCTCACGATAAGAACTTGGTTCGTATTGCCAAGAACGCGTTAGGACATTTGTATCCAGAAAAAACAACACTCATCAGTCAAAACCACAAAGTGTTCTACCAAGGTAAAATGATCAAGGCAAAACATTTGGTAGACGATTTCAATGTAACCCTTGTGCCATACAACGGACAAGTATTATATAACGTATTATTGGAAGAGCATGAAAAGATGCAAGTCAACAATTTAATTGTAGAAACATTACATCCAGAGCACAAAGTGGCGAAATTGTATAGATTCTTGAAGAACGTAGATTCAGCCCATCATGGCAAATTCATTGCCGCCTTCAACAAGAAGGACCTTGAACACCGAAGCCACTTCCACTTTTAGAAAAAGTGGAGCAAAAGTGGTAACGACGTAAGAACAAAAATCCACTTCCACTTTTAGAAAAAGTGGGTCCAAATCTATAATCCACCTTTAAGAAAGGTGGAGCCAAAGTAGAGTCAAAAGTCAGATCCACAGTTAGAAACCAATAGTGCTTCGCTGAAGGTGGAATAAAACCATAAACCATCTTTAGACAAAAATGAAACCTCCATATTTTATATATTTTATATATTCATATATAAAATGTCTACTTATACAGACGCTCAAGGAATAACGTATACATATAGTGGTTCTACTGCATACGTTTCATCGAGTTCTTCTATTTCAACTCCAAATATAACCATTCCGCTCGCAATAACAGTGGCATCCGTTCCTTATTCTGTAACATCTATAGGCGCTAGCGCATTTCAAGATAATAGTACTTTACAAAGCATCGTGTTTGCGACACCAAATTCCGTTTTCGAATCCATAAGTGATTTTGCCTTTTATAGTTGCCCTAATTTAGCGAATTTTACCATTTCTACAACATCCGATCTTAATATAGGACAACAAGTTTTTTTTAATTGTAATAAAATGACTACTGCTAGTATAACTTCTACTGGTGTAATTACCATAGCAGAAAACGGGGGTAATGGTATATTTATATATTGTACTTCTTTAACTAATATTACTATTACTGGAACATTATATGCATTACCATCACGTACATTTGATACCTGTACTAGGTTACATTCATTCACTATCCCACCCAGTGTAACTTCTTTGGGTAATTATGCTTTTAATAATACAGGGTTTACAAATGTTACGATTCCAAATACTATTACTACTATAGGAGATTATATATATGCGAATTGTTCTAGTTTAACTAGTGTTACTTTACCCAACACCATCACTTCTATACCAAACGGAATATTTAGTGGTTGCTATAATTTAACTTCCCTTACATATACAAATAATGTTGTTTCTATTGGAAGTTCGGCGCTTGAAAATACAGGCTTTACTAGTTTTACGATTCCAGCAAATATTACTTCTATAGGAAGTGGTGCCCTACAAAATTCTTCAAAATTAGATAACATTATTTTTGCGAACATAACAAATATTACTTTTATAGGAGATAATGCGTTCGCCGGTACATATCTTCTAGATGATACTGTGCAGACTATATTAAATTCGATACCGAGTGTTGTACAAAATAGTGCAAGTTTATTCAATGGATGTGTCTTATTAAACCATATTGTTATTCCAAGTAGCATCACAAATATACCATCTGGGTTTTTTTCTAATTGCACCAATTTATATGACATCACATTTGCGAACATAACTACTATAACATCTATTGGTAATTATGCATTTTCCGGAACGGCGGTAAACGATGATTTCGTATACACGGTGTTATCACAAATTACAACTGTACCAGAAGGATTGTTCCAAAATTGTATTTTTATTAATAATATTACCATCCCAACGAACATTACAGGTATCTTTGGATTTTCTTTGAGTGGTTGCACAAATTTAACATCTGTTACATTTGAATCTGTATCAACAGTAGGATATATATATGAATACGCGTTCCTAAGTTGCACGAGTTTAACCGACATTACGATTCCAAATTCGGTTACTTTTATAAATTTTAGTGTATTTCAAAATTGTAGTGATTTAAGTCATATAACTCTTCCTACAAATGCAAATTTTACATTATTGTCTTTTAATTTATTTAATAATTGCACCAGTCTAACTAGTGTTAGTCTTCCTACTTCGGTGACATCCATTGGTAATACTACGTTTGATGGATGTTCAGCATTACAACAAATCGATATTTCTAATGTAACAGATTTAGGTACTTTTATATTCCAAAATTGTTCCAATTTAACAAATGTGGTTTTAAATAACACTTTAACATCAATTTCTCAATACATGTTTTATAATTGTACCGGTTTAACAAATTTTACCATTCCTACTAGTGTAACTAAATTGGGTGATGGATGTTTTTCTGGTTCAGGAGTGAGCAATACCTTTGTAAACTCTTTATTATCCAGAACACCACCATTAGATTTAACTTCTTCATCTATATTTCAAAATTGTACAAATATAACCAATCTCTCTATTCCTAGTGGTGTAACCTTTGGGGAATATTTTTTGAACTCGTGTTCAAACTTGACCAATGTCTCCTTTACAGGGACTTCAACTGTAGCTATATCAAGTTACATGATTAGGGAATGTGTGAAATTAACAAGCGTACAATTTGGGTCCGCCCAACTAGTAAGTATAGGTCTTCAATCTTTTTACAATTGTACACTTTTATCGAATATATCATTGGGCTCTAGTCTAACCAGTATAGGTTCCGAAGCCTTTAGACTTTGCACGAGTTTAACTAGTATTACTATTCCAGATAGTGTAACTAGTATTGCGGGGAATGTTTTTATCACCTGTAGTAGTCTGACTAGTATTAATATACCGTCGTCTATTACTAGTATACCTGATTATTTTGTATATCAATGTTATAATTTAACAAATATTATAAATTTCGCAAATATTACAGGAACTATAGGTACAGCAGCCTTTGCGGCAACTCAGTTAAGTAATTCATTTGCGCAAAATGTATTGAATACTTTTACTACAAGTCAATTAGGGAATGCTATTTTTGATAGCTGCACGTTAGTCACCAGTGTTACTATACCAGCCAGTTATACGGTAATGTCCGATTATTTTTCGGGATGTTCAAATTTAACCTCCATTACATTTTCGAATATAGGAAACATAACTTCTATACAAAATAGGGCGTTTTACGGAACTGGTGTAAATGGCGCTTTTGTGAATTCCATATTGAATCAATTTAACAGTAGCCAATTAGGAAACACATTGTTTTCCAACTGTTTAAATGTGACAAGTGTTATTATACCATCCTCCATTACTTCATTGCCAGATAGCTTTTTTGATGGATGTGCAAATTTAACCAGTGTTACTTTTTCCAATATTAGTACGATTACTACTATAAGCAACCGTGCATTTTCAGGAACCAATGTATCCAGCACCTTTGCAATTAATTTGTTAACTACGCCAACGATTACTTTTGGCGGCTCTCCATTCCAAAATTGTTTATTTACAGAGATTTCTATTCCTGCTGCTCTAACACTTAACATCGATTATCTTTTTTATAACTGTCCGATCTTGACGAGCGTCACTATAGAATCTGGTGTAACTGCAATTACGAATAATATGTTCCGTGACTGTCACCAGTTATCGAGTGTTACATTTGCTGCGCCAAGTTCATCCTTTGTATCCATAGGCACAGCCGCATTTTTTTTATGTAATTTATCTACGATTACCATACCCTCAAGTGTTACGACTATAGGCAGCGAAGCATTTGTAGGCAACCCTTTACCCAACGAAATTGTTCAAACTATTTTGAATTCGTTTACCCAGTTAGTCGGACAATATACATTTAATGATAACGACGTTTTGTCTAGTGTTGCAATTCCAACCACTTACACTTATCTAGAAAGAATTTTTGAAAGATGTGCAAATCTATCATCCGTTTCTTTAAATAATATAAATACTATTCGCGATTGGGCGTTCAATGAATGTTCTGGATTAAAGAATATTGATTTACTAGTTCCATCTTTAAATAATATAAATTATGGTGCGTTTTGGCTTTCTGGGTTGACATCCATTACCATACCAAACACAATCAGTAGTATACAAAGTCAAGCATTTACAAATTGTCTTGATTTAGACACCGCTTATTTTTACGGTAATTTTAATAAAAATTTTTTTAATGGTAGTCAATTTACCAATGAGTCTCAATATCCAGCCAGTCAAAAAATAGCTTACTATGACCCTACCGCTAAATATTGGACTCATATTATAACCTATCCATTGCAAACACAAAGTAAAAGTTTTGGTGCGAAAGCAGGTACTGGTACTATTGTGCCTTCTATGCCTGGTTTTATCGGATTATTCCCCCTAGGTGTTTTGCCTACCCCCACCTTAACAAGTAGTAGTCCTGTAACCACCAATCCTAGACCTACTTTTACAGGCACTTCCACACCTGGTTCCACGGTGCAATTATACGATAATGGCGTCGCCATTCCTGGTGCTTCTGGACTAGCCGACGTAAATGGCGATTATTCAATTACATTGCCTACCGATTTATCGTTAGGAACACACTCCATTACTGCTAGAGCAACCCTAGGTGCCGACGAGTCGGATTTCTCCGCCCCTTTTTTGATAACGATTACGTCTGGACCCACCCCCACTCCTATCAGTGATATTTGTTTCCCTGCCAAAACACCTATACTCACCAACTGCGGTTACGTAAATATTGATGAGATTGACCCTAAAATTCACACCATTCGTGATAAGAAAATTATAGCTGTTACCCAAACCATTACACATGATAAATTCTTGGTATGTATTGAAAAGGACGCACTAGGTAAACATTATCCTACCAAAACAACGTATATTAGTCAAAACCACGAGATTTTTTATAAAGGGAAAATGGTGCGCGCAAAAGAATTATTAAAGGAGTTAACCAACGTGCGAACTGTCCCCTACAACAAAGAAATTCTATACAATGTTTTATTAGAGAAACACGATAAAATGCTGGTAAATAATTTAATTTGCGAAACATTGCACCCCGAAAATTATATCGCAAAATTATATCACATTTTACCACGACTAACCGAGAAACAAACCGAAAAATTAATAAATGAGATAAATGCAAAGGTGGAAAAACGCAGCATCCTTTCATCCACCAATGGTCGAAAACTATTTTTGTAAAATGCACGATAGTATATTATAGGGAATTCTATAGTTTAGGGCATTTTCCCAAATATATTGTTTACACACGGGCCTTTGTAAATTGGTGTTGTGCGTAAAAAGGTTTAAAAACAATTTAGCAATACTTACTAATAACATGAGTTCACGTTCCCTTGCCGCCGCTAGAGCTAGAAGAGCTGGTGAAAATACACCCCCTGTATCTGGAAATAGACCAGTCACATCTATCGCTTCCCAATCCGCATTTGCGCAACAAATGCCTCCAGGTTATCAACCAAATATGCCGCCCCCAGCACCTAATGTAAGAGTGGCCAGAGGACAACCTATGCCGCAAAATAACGCATATCAACAAGTGCAACAATCTCAACAACAAGCAAAGAATTCCTTACCATTTTCAAAGTTAAGTATTTCTGATGCCATCGGTTTAATCACCTTACGTTTAGGACGTGTAGAACAATGGGTCATGGAAACCGAACATGAACACGGCGACCATAATGAATCATCGTCGGAATATAATTTACCTGAAAACTCGAGGATAATAGATAATAGTGTTTTAACGAGTATTATTAATAGACTGGACCTGCTAGAAAAGAACGAATCGGAAGGACCTACTACACTACATAACGAGGGTATTACCGAATCTATTACAAAATTAACGGAACAGCTTACACGCATCGGCGATGAAGGCGTCAAACACAATTTAGCCATTGCGAAGCACACCGAACAATTATTCAAGTTTGAAAGAGAATTAGTAGAAACCAAGGATATCCTGAAAACATTTATGATGAAATATGATTTATTTGCGAGTGAAACAAACAACCGATTCAGTGATTTCGAATATGCCATCGCCGATTTGGAAAAAAACGTTCAAATCACCTTTGATTCAGCGGATGTTTCTGTAAAAGACGCCGCGAATGAATACGCAAGTGACTTTAAAAACGATAGTGTATCTGGCGAAGAATCACTCGCGGATGCTGATTCTACTACTGATCATGAAAATATCAATACTATTATGAGTGTTGACTTGAAAAATATTATCAAACAAGAATTGGCCTCTAGTGTCAATTAAAAAGTAAACAGAAAATATAAAACAGAAAATATAAAACAGAAAATATAAAAACAGAAAATAAAAAATATACTATAAAAACGAAACTATATTAAATAGTAGACCGTCTACTATTTAATATGCGTATTTGTATTCACGATAAAAAGAAGAAGGAAATTTTTGTTTCGTTGTTTCAAGTGTTTAAAAATTGCACGGTGACTATCAATGCCACCTTTGAATCAGAACGGTTGTACATTCAGGGTCTAGACAAATCGCATGTCTGTTTATTCGAAACCAAAATTCATAAAAACTGGTTCGCACAATATGAGACAACCGAAGAAACCTTAAAACTTGCCTTTGATGCGAATTCCTTTCATTCTATCATTAGTACGAAAAGTGACCACCAAAATTTAATAATAGAAACCGACGATAAAAACGACGACATTCTTCTTATTTATTTTGCATCAAATGCCGAGGAACAGCCCAAAAAAGAGTATAAAAAATCATTTAAACTGCCGCTTTCCGAATACGATTATGAAGAAATGCATATTCCAAGTGTCGAATATGATGCCGAATTTTCGTTATCTTCTAAAGAAATCGCTGATATATGCTCGCAATTAAGCAATTTCGGCAACGATATTATTATTCATTGCTCCAATGACAATGTTCGTTTAACCACCAATGGTTTAGCAGGTGAAATGCGAGTGGATATTCCAGTCGATGACCTCACGAGTTACAGTGTTATAGAAGACGAAGAAATTGTCTTGACCTAC